CAGAGCGCCGGCAAAGGCGAAGAAAGCGACCTCATGGCACGCCTGAAAGCGCATGAAGCCGAGTTCTTTGATTGGCTCGAGGAATTTATCGAAATGCGGGAGGTGGCGCAGTATGCGTAAGATTATTTCTTACAAGGAATATATGACACGCCAGGGCGACACCTTTGACGCATTGGCGCTTGAAATGTACGGCGAGGAAACCCTCGCCCATTATATTATTGAGTTCAATCCTGATTATGCGGATGTGCTTATCTTCGAGGCAAACGTACCATTGCGCCTGCCTATCGTTGAGAATGTGGAAACGCCGGACACATTGCCGCCGTGGCGTCGGGATAGTAGTACAGAATGAAACTGTTTTATAACGGGGCGGATATTTACGATGATGTTTCTGTCAATTACTGCGTGCATGAAATGTTTGCAGAAAAGCAGGCTGACACATTAGTTATCCGCTTTAACGATACAAAAGGTGTATGGAGTAAATGGAACCCGGCGACCGGTGATACAATCCGCTTTGTAGAAGGTGCGAGCGATACCGGTAAAATGTTCGTTCACTCCATGAAGCCTGAGAACGGGTTATTTACAATCCGGGCGATGTCTATTCCGCAGAGTGGAACGACAAAACGCTCGAAAAGCTGGGAAGGCGTGCGTTTCCTGCAGTTAGGGAACGAAATTGCAAAAAATCACGGTTTGGAATTTCAAAATTACGGCTGTGCAGACCAGCTGTATCCGTATATCAAGCAGGAAAACGAAACAGATTTTGCGTTTTATTCGCGTCTGTGCATGCTAGAAGGCTGCGCAATGATTGTGTATAACGGCAAGTTGCTGGTATATAACGAGCAGTATATTGAAAAGCAAGCGCCTGCAGGCACACTTGATGTAGATATAAACGGGATATTCTCTTATAAAGATAATCGTGCTGCGTGCTATGGCTCATGCGAAGTGGCGAGCGGCAGATTTATCGGTAAATTTAACGCACCGAACGCAGTCAATACTTCTGTGCTTCGTCCTGAAAGGCCTATTAAAACAAACAGTAATGCAGAGGCAGTGCGGTTTGCGAAAGGTCTGCTCCGAAATGCTAACAAATACGGCCGCACGGGCCAGTTCTCAAAAGAACTGCAGCTCGGTTATGCTGCGGCAAGTATTATGAAGCTGAATACGAAAAAGGCGAGCGCATGGGACGGCACTGTGTTTGTTTATAAGGTGCGGCATGATTTTGTAGGTAACAAATCAACCTTGTATTTCAGAGATTTGCTGGAGGGGTATTGATGGGACAAATACACAAAGGGCTGATTGCCAGTATAAGCGGAGATACCGCCCGCGTTGTTCCCTCGGACACAAGCGAAAAACCGACTGCAAAAATTACAATCCCGTGGCATTTGCGCGGCGATACCGGGAAACTGGAAAAGGGGACAGAGGTAGTGTATGCGGAATTTGACGACCATACCGGCTTACTTCTTGGCCGCCTTGACGGGAACTGGGGCGAATTTCTGCCGTTATTGATTGCCGGGAATATAAAAGTGCCGGAGGGTGATGTTACTGCAGGCAGTATCAGCCTGAAAAAGCACACACACGGCGGCGTTTACGCTGGTGGAAGCAATACGCAATCCCCGCAGTAAAGGAGGGATAGTATGGCGACGATGGCAAAATGGGGCTCGAAAACCTGGGGCGTAAGTGCAAAGCAGGTTTTGGCATTGGAAAGCCTCGCTTTTTCATACACGCAGGTTGCCGACAATAATACCTCAACCGAGGAACGGAAAACAACGAACGAACGCGGGACAGAACTCATGCCGCTTACATTTTCGACAGTATTGCACTCAGGTGCAGGCGTTGATATATGGGCGGAAATTGAGAGCTGGAAGAAGCTCGTTACAAAAGTTGATTATTTTTATTTGGGCGGTAAAAATATCGGCCCGAAAATGCAGCTGCGCAATGTTTCTGTGAATGATGTTAAACTGGATGACCTGGGGCGCATGCGGCTTGCAACATTGACATTTGAATTTAAGGAGTACGACCCGGACACTTCTAGTGTAAAGGTAAGTACAACGGCGTTAAATGTAGGTGCAAGCACTGCGGCAAAGGAACAGAAAAAAACGACAAACACAGCAGTGAAAAAAGCAGCGACAACAACTATTAAGGTCGGCGACTATGCACGCCCGACCGGGAATAAATATGCAACCGGGCAAACAATCCCGGCTTGGGTTAAAAAGCAAAAGCACCGTGTGGGCCAGATTAAAGGCGACAGGGTGCTTTTAGGTTATCCGGGCGGAATTTCGAGCTGGGTGTATATGAGCGAAGTGACACTGTCATAAGGAGGGACGCAATATGAAAGCAAGTGGAAATGGACTGCCGGAAACGTGCGCCCTCAATCTGCTGCGTATTGTACGCGGTGAGGTTCCGTTTGACCGTGTTCGCGGCGTTGATGGAACATTGATTGACCGTGCAAATGTAACGGCGGAGTTTCAGGCTGATATTGAATGGCTTTTAGAAACTTATGAGCCCCGTGTGGAAATTGAAAGCATAGAAGAAAGTGCGGAGGCTTTTATGGCCGGCGATTACGCGTCAATCGTTAAAATCAAACGGAAGGAGGAAGAATAGTGTCTGATATAAATTTTATTGAAACAAGCGCAAAAGAAGTGCGTGACACTTTACTTACCGACCTTGAGAACGGCGTAAGCGAGCCATTATATCCCGGCGATGAACGCCGCATTGTGGGTGAAGCACTGGCGCAGATTGTAGTTTCTGTATATAACACAGTGAACGAAAAAAGCCGCGAGCGCCTGCTGCGTTATGCACGCGGTGAGGTCTTGGATGCTTTGGGCGAAAATAGGGACACGCCTCGCCTGGAATCTACACTGGCAACAACACTGCTGCGCTTTGGTGTAGAGGCGGCAATGGCAACAAATATTATCATTCCTGCAGGCCTCCGTGTTACAAATGATTTTACGCATTACTTTTTGACCGATGAAACCGTTGTATTACCGGCGGGCTCTATGTATGTCGATGTTACTGCGAGTGCGGAGTTTGGCGGTGAAGAATACAACGACATTTTGGCTGGCGATATCAAAAACATTGTCGATGTTTCCGATGTTCCGATGATTGACTATGTAACCAATATTGATATTACAAGCGGCGGCGGCGATTCTGAAAGCGACGATGCATATCGTGAGCGAATCCGCAAGTCGGAGAACAAGTTAAGCACCGCAGGCCCGGCAGAGGCTTATCGGTACTGGGCGATTTCTGCAAATCCGCGCATTTCTGACGCTGTTGTTGAATCCGAAAAAGAAACAGTGACGCGAACATTAAAAGTATATGCGGCGCACGCGTTCCAGGGTGGCGCTAATCTCATTCCTGAAACGCTGGTTGTATATCTGCCGGACGGTTCGGAAGCGACAGAAGGTGTGGACTATACAGCAACCTATGAGGATGAATTGCTGACACTGGCCCTCACCGGTGGGCTTGCAAACGCCGGCACCGTAAACATTGAAATCATGCGCAACATGTATGGCCGCGTAAAGATTGTGCCTATCTGCGCAGGCGGTGAATTGCCGGACGATGGTATTTTGTCAGATGTATTGACTGCATGCAGCGAAAACGATGTGCGGCCGCTCACCGATATGGTTATTGTATCGGCGCCGGATGTTGAAAATTACGACATCGAACTAACATATTACATGAGCAAAGCGGACACCTCCGCTGTAATTGATAATATTGAGGGCGACGGCGGTGCAATCGACCAATATATTTATTGGCAAGATTCAAACCTCGACCAGGATATTAACCCTGACAAACTGCGCAGCCTGATATTGAGCCCTGTTGACGCAGAGGGCAATAGCGTGGCCGGTGCAAGCCGTGTCGATATCGTAAAACCGGTTTATGCAGAACTCCCGAGAACCACAGTTGCGAAATTCTCCGGAAATCTTGTCGTAAATCATGTCGTAAAGGGGTGATGGTATGAAAATATCAGAGCTTGACTTTTTACGCCTGCTCCCGGTTTTCATGCGTGACGATGAGGCTGTAATCGCACTTTCCCATTCGATTAACAAATTGATGGGAAATATGCGCCTGGACACATTGAGCACATGGGATAAAATCGACGAGCTGAACGATAAGGAATGTGACGAATTAGCCTGGGAGCTTGACATTGACTGGTATGAACCGACTGTATTAACCCTTGCTGAAAAGCGCGAAACAATCAAACTCGCACAGCAAATCAAGCGGAAACGCGGCACGAAATGGGCTGTTGAGCGAGTAATTTCGATGTATTTGGGCGAGGGCGGTGTTGAGGAATGGTGCGATACTTCGGAGCCTGGCGTCCCGTATACATTCAAAGTTTACACTTCAAATAAAGAAGTGACGGAAGAAATGCTGGAGGCTTTCAATAAGGCTGTTAAAATTGCAAAAAATGAACGCTCGCACATGATTTCCATGTCACACCGATATCTATTAAAAGATATTGCAGACGGCAAAAATTATTATTTGTATGTCGATAAAGGCCAACTAATACTGCAGAGTTCTTTTGCTACAGCAGAGGGCAATACATTATTTTTGCAGGATAGAACGGACGGCGTAATATATCACCTCTATGTTTCAAGTGGAGAGCTGTATATGGAAACAGCGCCCGAGGCAGAGGGTGGCGATGTTATTTCGTTTATGGACGCGTCCACAAGCATTATGCATAATGTCTATATTACAGACGGTCAAATGATGATAGAGGCTGTCTAGGAGGTGAACATGTGGAAATTACAAGTTTTACACTTGCCATTGTTGCATGCTTGCCTTCGGCAATTACTGGTCTTTGCTTCTGGCTGATTGAAAACAAAATCCAGAAAGAAAACAGTAAACGCGAAGAACGAGAAAAGCTCCGTGAAAAGCAGGAGCTTTTTTTAGTGCAGGGCGTAAATGCTGCGATTGCACTTGGTGAAGCAACAGCACGCGCAATGCAGAGAATCCCTGATGCAAAGTGCAACGGCGATATGCATGCTGCACTTGACTATGCAACAAAAGTTAAGCGTGAACAGCGCGAGTTTTTAGAAAAGCAGGGCATTCATCAAATTTACGATTAGGGGTGCAGCATGAAAAAATATGAGTTTTCAAAGCTGATTTTTATCGGCGTAAGCATTTTCACTATTTTTATAACGCTGTTCTCCTGCTTTATGATTTGGGAAACGAAAGACACAACGGCCCTGGCATATCTTATCCCGGCTGTATTTGCTGAAATGGCTGCTGCAACTGGATTTTATTACAACAAGGCGAAAGCTGAAAATAAAATTAAACTCATGGCCTCCTATGGTATTAAACCGGAGGCCTCAAATTTTGATTCGTATTAGGAGGGCAAACAATGAGCGAAAGACAGAACTTTGTAAACACCGCAGCATCGTTTATTGGCTGCAAAGAATCAAACGGAACACACCGCCAGATTATTGATATATATAATGCGCACAAACCACTCGCTAGAGGCTATAAGGTAAAGTATACCGATTCGTGGTGTGCGACCTTCGTTTCCGCAATGGCAATCAAATGCGGCCTGACAAATATTATCCCGACGGAGTGCGGCTGCGGCCCAATGATTGAGTTATTCAAGAAGCTGGGCGCATGGCAGGAGAGCGATATGTATATCCCACAGCCTGGCGATATTATCTTTTACGACTGGCAGGACACCGGCGCGGGTGATAATGCCGGCTGGAGCGACCATGTGGGAATCGTTGAGAAGTTTAGCGGTGGCGTTATTACCGTTATCGAGGGCAATAAAAACGATTCTGTAAGCCGCAGAAATATCAAAGCAAACGGCCGTTACATTCGCGGCTTTGGTGTTCCGAAGTTTAAGGCAGGCGTTAAGATTATTGCTGGCGACATTGTGAGCTTTGCAGGCGGCCCGCATTATGCGAGTGCAAATTCTACACTGCCGGCAGGAACACCGAAAGCAGGCAAGGCAAGAGTTACAGCAGTGAAAAAGGGCGCCAAACACCCTTATCACTTGGTTAAAATCAGCGACACGACAGTTTATGGCTGGGTTGACGCTGATAAAGTAAGCAAATAGGAGGTAATAACATGACTGATATTACACCGATTATTTTAGCTATCATTGCACTGCTGCTGGCGGTG